AATAAAATTGTTGCAGTAGTAACAGCAAATAATGAAATCACAATTTTACACAAAACAGGCTGTGAGTTTAGATTGCTTCATGTAGGTAGAGATACTATTAGTTCATTGTTTACACCATATAACATTGATACAGCACAAGGAACAGCAAACTTCTACAACTTATCAGATGCTTCACTAACAGGCGGAGCAAGTCAATTAGCACCAGGTGTTGATGACTCAACTGCTGAAAATAGATATCTTGCTTCAAACTGGCAACCACTTTCATCAAGTGATTTTTATGCTAGTTCAAATAATCCAGAAGCAGAACCAGCAGATGGACAACTTTGGTATAATCCAGAGTTTTCAGATGTGGACATTATGATCCATGATGGTACTACTTGGGTAGGTTACAGAAGTGCAACAAGTCCATACACTGAAGCAGTTAGCGACAGAGTTGGATACACACCAATTGTTGCTGCTTCTAATCCATATGTTGCAGGAACAACTGTTGATGGCGACCTTTGGATTTCAACAGCGGATATTGAAAACTATCCAACAATTTACAAATATGACAGCAACCAATCAGGACCTGCTTCAGAAAGATGGGTACTAGTTGATAAAACTGACCAAACTTCAGAAGACGGAGTACTGTTTGGAGATGCACGTTATGGATTGGCTGGTGCTACTGGTAACACAGCAGCAACTATCAAGGACCTAATGAAGGTAGACTTCCTAGATCCAGATGCTCCAGATCCAGCACTGTATCCACAAGGTATGCTGTTATGGAATCTACGTAGAAGTGGTGGTAACGTCAAGCGTTATGCTAACAACTACATTGATATCACAGCAGACAATCCACGCTTTGGTGCAGCACCAGGCGAAGCAATGACAGACTACGCAACTGATCGTTGGGTTACTGAATCAGGTAACAACGAAGACGGTTCAGGTTCTTTCGGTAGAAAGGCACAGCGTAAGGTTGTTGTTCAGAGAATGAAGAGTGCGGTTGACACAAGCAGCCAAATACGTGATGAAGAAAGAAGAAACTTCAACATTATTGCTGCTCCTGGATATCCAGAACTAATGAGCAACCTAGTTAATCTTAACATTGATAGAGGCTTAACAGCATTTGTTATTGGTGACACACCATTAAGATTAGCAGCAGATGCAACAACTTTAACTAACTGGGGTTCGAATGCTAGCCTAGTTACCGACAACGGTGACGATGGGTTGGTAACATACGATGAATACTTAGGAACGTTTTATCCAAACGGATTTACAACTGACCTAGGAGGTTCAAACGCAGTTGTTCCAGCATCACACATGATGATGAGAACTATTGCACTAAGCGATCAAGTATCGTTCCCATGGTTTGCTCCGGCAGGAACACGACGTGGAGGAATTTCAAATGCAACAGCAGTGGGATACATTGATGCTGCAACAGGTGAATTCCAAACAGTGGCCCTGAATGAAGGACAAAGAGATACGTTGTATGATCTAAAAATTAATCCGGTAACATTCTTTAATGGAGTTGGATTGGTCAACTACGGTCAGAAGACTAGAGCAAGAAATGCAAGTGCTTTAGACAGAATCAACGTAGCACGTTTGGTAGTGTACATGCGTAGTCAACTTAATAAATTGGCTCGTCCGTATATCTTTGAACCAAATGATAAGATTACTAGAGATGAGATTAAACAAGCAGTTGAGAGTTTACTTCTTGAACTAGTTGGTCTAAGAGCAATTTACGACTTCGCGGTAGTTTGTGATGAAACAAACAATACTCCGGCTAGAATTGACCGTAATGAACTTTATGTTGACATTGCGATTGAACCAGTCAAGGCTATTGAGTTCATCTACATACCATTGCGTGTCAAGAACACAGGGGAGATATAAGACATGCCTATTACATCATTAAATAACTTTTCAGTACCCACAGACGCAGGCAACCAAGTGCTCTTGATGCCTAAACTAAAGTATCGCTTTAGAGTGACACTTTTAGGATTTGGAGTAAGTGCTGCAACTGAATTGACAAAGCAAGT